TTGGGTTGGCCTAGCCGTATCGAAGATGTTGCTGACAAGCTAGAGGAATCTGGCTTGTTAACTAAAACTGTTCGAAAAACATTTATCAGAACAGCAACTGAAAACTGGGAAAAGTTTAATGGTGTTCAGCTTGGTGATGATTTTATTCCACCAGAATATGGAGGTGAGTGTGAAGATGGGTGATGATCGTGTTGCCATATGGTATGTCAATCAACAGCTTGAGGACATAGCTAAAGAACGTGGTGATCCTAACCGCATGTATCGTAAGCTGTTACAGTTTCAGTTGCAGCTAGTTAAAATTGTTGAGGGCAATGCAGCGCATCGCCAGATGGAGGAGAGTAAGAATGAAATCCGAGAATGTTGACATGGATTTGCAACGCAACTTAAGTAAAGCGTTTGATAAAGTAATCTTTTCAAAAACACATTGGAAACATGCAAGTGATATTTGTCATGAGTGTGAAGGTGATGGTACAATCGAAGTTGATGTGCCACGACCTCATGGTTTTGGTCGTGACATTGGATGCATAGATTCTAAACGTGTTAAATGTCCAGTTTGTGGTGGTGATGGTCGCATTGTTTTGGAAATAGATTTCTAAGTCTTGACTAACATGCTGCACATATGCATATCGTGTGGCATGTTAGTTAGTTATCTAGATCAGATCCTTGAGAAGCATCGTTATGTTGACATGCCATTGCATAAAGTTTTTACACTGGCAAAAATACCAACGTCTACATATTACCGAACAACATCAGGTAAGACTGAGCTTTCTTTAGATACAGCAAAGAAAGTTTACCGTGTGTTAGATAGGTTGTCACGAACATGGCCTACTGCTTTGGAAAATCCAAAGAAGAAAAATGCAAACCTTCCAAAATTATCAGAAGCCGACAGTAGTAACTGAGGCATACGTTGATTTTGTTGACCAGTTGGTAGCAAGGCGGCACGAATTAGGCTTGACGCAAGAACGATTAGCTATGAACATAGGTTGTACTACTTCTTTAATTCACAAATGGGAACAATACAAACGTGTGCCTTCTGGTTTTATGTTGACGTGTTGGTTAGATGCTCTTGCCCTCAAGATCGAAGTCCGTCCGCTCGACTTTGAATAGCGGCACAGCTAAGTGCGATAGCTGTGAAATAATAACAGAATACTTTGTAGCTATATTACATAGTGAGAAGCCTGCATTGTATCATTACATATGTTTAGATTGTTACGAGAAGGATACATGGCAAACAAGAATAAGCAAAAAGGCAGCTATCATGAACGATGGTTTGTCGAGTGGCTCACAAAAATCGGAGTCAAAGCAAAGCGCGTTCCCCTCTCAGGATCACTCGGAGGAGAATGGTCAGGTGACATCCACCTCACATTGGTGGGACAAGATCTAGTAGGTGAGGTCAAGTATAGGGATAGATCTAGTTTTCCTAATGCATTCAAGGTGTTAGAAGGTAGAGATATAGCTTTCTATAAAAGAAAAACTGGTAATCCAAAAACTTGTGTGATAATGTCAGGGGATCAGTTTGAGGCGCTGATAAAAAAGATACCCCCAACGAAGGGGGCATCTGATGAGGTAGTGTAAATTATATTTCTAATAAGGAGAAGAAATATACTAGATCATTTATATCATGAGTGTATGAAAACGCAAGTTGGAAGTTCAACTGCGAAGTCTGTATATTGTGCGCTTGCAACATATGTAGACTCAGAAGGTCAGTGCTATCCAAGCATTCAAACACTATCGTCTGATACCGAGTTGCATCGAGCGACAGTTATCAGAGCAATCAATTACTTAGTGCAACATGGTTTCGTGGAGCGCATGAGCAATCATCGCGCAGCCTCAACGCGATACCAATTAACCATATGGAAGGGTGAATTAATGAGTGATGATAGTCGCACAGTGCGACACGAAGTTATTAGTAATATTATTAATATCGATACATATATATCTTATAGTCGCAGAGAGCGACTACCCTATGAGATACAAGAGTTCTTAGAATTCTGGCAAGTGTATCCGAGACGCAAAGCCAAAGGTCAATCAAGGCAAGCGTTCGTTCGTGCGTGTGAAAAACAAAAAGCTTCTGTAATTATTGAGGCAGCTAGGCTCTTTGCAGAAAGTGTTAGGCATGTGGAGAAACAATACATTCCGTATGCATCAACGTGGCTCAACGGTGAGCGTTGGGAAGATGATCTTGATGAGATCGAAACTAATTCTGATAAGCTTAATTCTATACTTAATATGGATGTGGCTGCGGAACTAGATAATGTTGTAGACATTAGAAAGATTGGTAAGAAATGAAGTACGATGATCGTATGCGTATGGTAAGCAAGTGGCTTACTGAATTGTTGAAGCGGTATACACCACCAACAACTACAGATCATGAGACATTGCGCAAAGAAGTTATGCTGCATGTTGAAGATATAAATAAAAACATTCCATCTCAGATAGAACCCAACGAGATGGAACATATCTTGAATGAGGTCGACGGACAGGTTCGCGCCAATCATGGTGCGCGAACATGGCCGACGAGCAAGACGTTTATTATATCTACAAAAGAAGCAGTAAAAATTTATCTTGATCGAACTAAAGATATAAGAGTTACGTCAGGCCCAAAGTCATCAGATGAAATACTTGAAGATAGAATTAGGAAGGGTGAAGGGATACCAGATTATTATTTAAAAGATACTTTATCCAGAGAGCGATTGTTAGAACGTGGTAACATTACAATAAAAGATCTGGAAAAGTATTTGCAATAGCTGCATGTATGCAGTATAGTAAACTATACAAGATGAGGTAAAGTATGGAACGCAAAGGATTTATTGGCGGCAGTGATGCAGTCACAATTATGAGTGGTCAATGGTATGATCTGTGGGAAGTTAAGACAGGTCGCAAAAAACCAGATGATCTATCAGATAACTTAGCTGTGCAGTTAGGCATACACAGTGAGAGTTTTAACTTACAGTGGTTTGAGAAAGAAAAAAATTGTGTGCTCGAGCATCATCAGTTTGAGTACAAAGAACAGTACCCAGATATTAACTTGACCTTGAAGGGTACAGTTGATGCGCATTGGGGTGCTGCAATTGTTGAGGCTAAACATACAAATGCATTTACAAATATGGATAAGATGTTGGCATACTACATGCCGCAGCTACAGTTCTATATGTTTCTAGCTAAACAAAATGGTTGTTATCTTTCTGTTATCTTTGGCAACAGTAAGTATGAATCATGTCATGTATCATATGACAAAGCATATTGGCATCGAATGTTTGATTGTATCAAAGAGTTCAATGGGTATGTCCAAAGGGATGAAGAACCTATTGGTTTCGGTGAGCCAATTGCTACTGAGATAAATCATATCCCAGTAGACCAGATGGTAGTTCGTGATGCATCTACAGATAATATGTTTGTAGATAGAGCAGCTACCTATATTAAGTATCATCAACAATCTATTCAGTTTGAGAACGCTAAGAAAGATCTCAAGAACATGATTAATGATGATGAGCGTGAGGTATACTGCGACCAGTTGCAACTAAAGCGCAGCAAAAACGGTGCAGTTAGAATTAATATAAGGAATAGAGTATGACTAATATGAAGATATGGGATCAGGTATCAACCTCAGATCCTGCGTTTCTAAGGAGAGTTGATTTTGGTCGTGGCTTTACAGCTATCGATGCGCACTCTCAGGTACAAAAAGCTACCGAAGTATTTGGTGCAGTAGGTGAAGGATGGGGGTATCATGTTGATACAAGCGTTCATACTTTGTCACCAAATGATACACTCATTATAGCTAATGTAAGTGTATGGCATGGATCACCAAGTAATGTGTATGGTCCTGTGTCTGGGTGCAAGGCTCTTATGCGCAACGGTAAGGTTGATGAAGATGCGCCTAAGAAAGCTATGACAGATGGGCTAACCAAAGCGTTGTCTCATCTTGGTTTTAATGCAGATGTTTTTCTCGGTAAGTTTGATGGTAACAAGTATACATCAGATAACAAAGCCAAGAAAGATGACAAGGATAAGTATTAATTATGATGGTAAAGGAGGTAAAAAAATTATGGAAAGGTTCATTCGTTTCCGTAAGAGATTATGAAGTGAAGAAGGCTATCCAAATGGGTGGCCTTCTCATTCACCATGCAGGCAAGAGAATGTATATCTATCCTGATTCTCTGAAAGAAATGAAACCGCATCCGTATGTATTCAAATCAAAAACTGGCGGTAAAGATTATCGACTAGTTGATATTAAGTTCGAGCCAGTAACAACTGACCCTCGACAGGCAAGCCTATTATAAGGAGATAAATATGGCAGAATATGATAACACAAACTCAGCATCAGGGTTTGACCCATTCGGGCAGCAAGAGTTTTTGTTGCAAGGTAAAATGAATTTGGAGGGTAACGAAAGAAATTTTGTTATTATAAAGAACGTAACCAAAGGTGGTAAAACGGTTCTGGAAGTTTACCAAAAACTTGGAGTCATGTTTCAAAATGATGGTGCAGAAAATGCACCAGATTGGAAAGGTCCAATTGATGATTACGCAACCAACAAAGACATGGTTCTTTCTGGTTGGAAGCGTGAATCAAAAGGGGATGAAAATGGAGAAAATAAAAAAAGATTCTTATCTATAAAGATAACTGAAAAGATGGGTGGTAAGAAAGATGAGATCCCTTTCTAGCGAAACGTGGTATAGCTTGAGAGAGAGACAGGAACAAGAGCGCATAGATCTTGTTCTTGATCTCTCGAAAGCAGGCTACACACAAACAGAAGCAGCAGAGATTCTTAAAGTACAACGAACAACGCTGCATGAGTTTATCAAAAGG